ATAAGATGATGAATCAAATGTTGATGGATTACTTAATATTAAACGATTGATAACTGTATTTTGCGTGTTGGTTAATGTATCTTGACGAACATCGGCAAATCTTGTAGAAAAAATTGAATTATCTATAATTTCTGCTAATCCAGAATTTTGAAACTGTGAAGCTGCCAATGTTGTAGATCCTACATCTTCTAGCTTGAAAATTTTGCTTCCGGCGCGGAATGTATTAGCAGGTATTAAAAATTGACCTACTAGTATCCCATTACTATTTACAATCAAATCATCACCATAGTTGGAAGCTGTTGATTCATACTTAGAAATTAAACCAACAGTAGTTAAATTTTTTATAGTAGTTACAGAAACACCTGTTGGTAAGGTGAAATATCTGCAAAAATCTGAAACATCTTCGCCATCAAAATATGCTTTTACAATAGTATTTGGTTTCAATTCAGTGGCAATAAATGTAATTACTTGTTGTCTAATATATGGAATCACCGAAACATCTAGTAATTTCATACCAACCGAGCGCATATTGTGTTCGGGTAATCGAGCAGCGTTAACTGCTGAACGAGTGATGTCAGAAACAACTCGTGCTGATTCATTATAACTACGAATACCTGTAATGCCATTTATACTATTGTTTACTACAGATGCAGTCGAGGTTACATCTACGCCCTGCCAATTCGTCAGCCAACCGTTCCAATGAATATTAAATGGTGTGTTATCATATTCCCAGCCATCATTCATATTGTTATAGTTTACTTGAACATCAGGTCGCGCATTCTCATCTAACCACATGTCTTGTTGTGGATCTAAGTATAAATTACCAGACTTGTAATTTCTTAATAGAGAGTTACCACAAATACGTCCTTTAGAGGCTGCATTATTGCTTATAAAGGCAGAATGTGTATGAGAGTTACCATTCAATACTAAAGCTCCTTGTTGATGCCCCCCAGAAACAACCTGGAAGTTTACATCTTCGATGGTGATTGGAGCTCTCATTTCTTTATTTTTCACATCTATAGAAACATTATAATTAACATCGAACACATTCCCCACATCATGTCCATCAAAGCCATCCACAAGAATACCCTTTTTAATCATGGCATTGCCAGAATTATCAGTAATAAACATGTTGGCTACTTTATTTTCCATGATGGACAATGCTGTATAATATTCTAATCTATTTACTCGTTGTTCTAAATCACCAATGTCTCGCATTGTGAAACGACGATTATCAACTAAACGAACAATTGATGCATAATCTTCTCTACTGTAAACCCGAGAAGCATAGGTTGACAAAGATGGGTATGGTGCTAACTCAATAACCGCCAATGTCATGGCATGCGAAGCATCTGCGGGTGTTTGAGGATTCAATGAGGATACACCAGTAATAATTTTAAACTCACCCTCTCTTGTTAAAATAACTTTATCTTTTCTGGGCAGATTCACAGTAAAAGTAGCAGTGATAGCACTATCAGGATCTGGTATAGCTAAACGACCTGTACCCGATGAAACATCTATTGTTGATACAGGAACATTTTCACCATCAATGATATCTGAAACACCATAAGCAGCACCACTATGATTAATTCTATTTTCCATTGCTGGTCGGAAATCTATTACATCTCGCAAATCGTAGGAAATGCCAGTTGTTTTAGATGAATGAACTGGTATTTGGTAGGTGTAGATTTGCTTCCCGGTATCAGGATTTAAAGGATCGAAATCAATTAATGCTGATTCATAAGAATTTTTATTAATATATCCAAAACTAGAATCACGAACAAAATTTCTAAATTTAACAACTATCTTTTTTGTTGATAATGTAGAAGCTCCAGTGTATTCAAGATAGGATGTGCTAAATAAATTATCATTTTGATTAACAACTAAGTTGAAATCTTCAGTTACATTTGTCCAACTGTTATCTGTTGTTACAAGAGCATATGTGCCTGGCCAGGCTTCCGAAGATTCTGCCATATAGACGGCTTCTACATCAAACGCATAAGATACACCTAGGTATAATTTATTAGCATTTAAATTAGTTAAGGATGTTCCAGTAAATGTTGAACAATCCGCGCGTAGATGTGAAGTCACTAATGTTAAACCAATAGGATCACCATTAGTTTGTTTTATATAAGCATAAACCGTATGTGTTCCGGCACTTGGAGCTGATAAAGTCAATGTGCAAGAATTTGCAAGAACATTAGTAATAGTATTAACCGTACGAATATTTCCATCAGAATTTCGCACAACTAAAAAGTATTTCGCAATATTTTCTGCTCCAGATGGAGCGGCACTGAAAGGTAATGTCTGACCGGTTCCACTGACTGAAATATTAATTTCATTAGAACCACCGACTGCATAGTTGGTATCTAATTTTTTCCAGAAATAATAGTCCGTATCATCTTCATATTCTCGGACAGCGCGGGCCGTAGTTGGAAATATTAATGTATTATATCCTGAATCATGTAGAGTAAATTCTGTTTGTGTAATACCTGAACTTAAAACATCCCCAGGTGTTATTGCAACTGTAGCAGAATTTAATGAATTATCTGTAATGGTATCAACACCTGCAAGGTCATCAATAATATATGATCCTACTAGCGCAATATCATACAAATATAATTTGTAAAAAGATGTAGAACTTGTGCCAGGTGTTCCTAAATAATGTTTTAATAAACGAACTTTAGCGGTAGCTTTAGTTGTGCCGCCATCTTTTAATTGTACCGTTAAATTGTTATCTCCTATATCCCAATCACCTGTAACGTTTTTTACATATACAAAATTGCCATAAATGGAACTAATAATTTTTTCTTCAAACAATAAAGTATCAGTAGCTTTGGTGGCTGAAAGATAATCGGTAGATTTTAATTCTGCGTCGAAACCTTCTACATATGCTTTTCCAGGCTCAACACCATATAATAATTTAGATGAATCACCGGAAGTGTATCTTCCATTATTGCTTTCTGTTTTTAAATGTTCGCGCACAACTATATTCAAACCGCGAACAGTGTAGTTTCCTGATTCATCAAAGGTTCTTTGTGCTAAAACCTTTTGAAGTTCAGCATATTGTGGTTTATTATAGGCGCGCTTTACTTCACCGGTATCTACAACAAATAATAAATGAAATCCTTCTTCTGGGGGAACTATCAAAGAATTACTTTCTAATTGTGTGGTTAGTTTATATCTATCAGCACCTGGAGCTGAGTAATTATAAGATCCGGCAGCAGGATCTAATAAACTTACATCATCTTCAGAGGTTACTGATTCTGATACAATTCTAAAACCTACATTTTTTGATGGCGTGTTAGAAAAGTAATCTAAAACTTTAGTAGTTTCTTCATGACGAATGAAATTTCCTTCTGCATAAACTATACCATCACTTATGGTGTATAAAGAACCAAAACCAGTTGGTGCTGAGGATTTAGCAACTAATCTAGATGGCAACGTATTATTGCTAACATCTACTACAGTTAAAATATCATCCGCTAAAAATTCTGTTGTTGAACCATCAGCAGCTGCTGTCTGATAATTTAAGTACAGTACTCTTTGCTCAGAAGCTGGATCAAACTCTACCATTAGAATTTTAGCTGATACACCTGCCTCATTACTAATAGTTGCACCAATTAAAGTATTTTGATATGTTGTATATGTAGCGGATGTTATAGTAACACCTGCCGAATTTTCATCTTTAATTTTCACATATGGCACAGAGAATTGAAATGTTTCTGCACAACCTAATACGACTGAACCATCCTTGAATATATGATTGCCGAAGCGTTCAATTTGATTTTGGAGGATGGTTTGTAGTTGTGTTAATTCTCTTGCCTGGACGGCATAACCGGGCTTAAAAAGAATTCTATGAAAATTCTTCTCTATGTCAAAGTCGTCATAATATGGTGATGTTCCGAGATTAAGTGCCATGGTCGTTATTTAAAAATTAAGGAAAAGTTTTACTGATTCAGTTTGTTCATAGTTACGTGTCACAGGAGATATATTATTCACATATATTATAGTTCCTGTATTTTTGTCAAATTCTGGTGGTACAACTTCTGTACACACTAAACTTATTGCACTAGTTGTATTATTCGTCATAGTTGTGGACGAGGTGAATGTTTCATCTCCTTCCAAGTATAACAAATACACCTTATATTTGTTGGTAGCTTCTTCAAATATCTTTGATACAACTTTATATATACCACCTGAAGAAGTCTCAATTTCATCATCTATATTATATTCTATATATTCTGATTGTGGTACAGTAGCTACAAAAGCAGCAGTACCAGTAACCGAATTGAAATATCCAATATCAGTGTCTTGTGTGTCATTGTATAATTTTGGATTTTTCATGATGCCCACCTGTCGATAATCATTTCCTTCAAACAAATCTGGATTAGATGTGTCTAGAATGGAATTGATACACAAGGTTCTGGCGTATAATTCTTTAGCAATATTAGCTCCATGTCCCCCTTGAGGCCCTACATGTGCAGTTAACACAGCTTGTGTAGTATTTATTCCAGAAACTACTAAGCGAATGTAGTTATAATTTTGTCCCGGAGAAGTTATAGTAACTCCAGTAATAGTACCGCCAGATATTTGTGTTACCGGATCAACCGTGAAAACTGCTCCTTCGCCATCTCCTATTGCAGTAATTGTAGGAGCAGTATATCCAACACCCGCATTATCTATGTCCACTTTATAAATGGCGCCGTGAATAGTTTGATTCACCACTTCTTGGTTTATTGGATTAGCAGTTTCTGGTTCTAACAATACAGTTCCACGAAATCCGCCGCCTGCAAATGCTGTATAGGCTTGGTTAGTTATATTCTTTTCTGGATATGTTACCAACTCTAATTCAGTGTTACTTACTATGGATTGAATAACGCCGATGATATTGTTATCTAAATCAACCAGAGTCCATCCTACAGATAATTCGTTTGTGAAAAATGTACCAATTCCCGTAACTGTTAAGTCATCATATATGGCTGTAATTGTTCCAGAGTAAAATTCACTACCTTCTACTGTGGGATTATAATCCGCCGGGTTAGTATGTGCATCATACATAATAGCTCTTGCATGAGTATAACCACGCATAGAGTTTGTTATATTGATGTTAGTTATTCCACCTGAACCATTAGTACTTACTGTAGCCAATGTTCCAGTTGATGATAATTTGTGAGAAGTTCCTGATCCTACGGCTGTTATGGTAATATAGGTTCCAGATTCCGCATTAGACAAACTTGTTGCTAAACGTAAAGTATTAGCATTAATTTTTATTGTATAGTATACAGTATTATTAGTCAATCCTGTGGGAGATGTTCCCCCTCCCGTATTATACAATACTTGGTCACCAGTTTCAAAAGTATGACCAACAAAATTAATGTAGCTATCGGTGATGTCAATAGCTGTTGCAGCATTAAATGTTATAGATTTAGGTTCAGAACCGTCGCCTTGAATTACCAGATAAGGTGTAATGTACCCTGATCCTGATGCTTCGATACGAACAGCATCAATAACGCCGTTCACATCAAAATTCACACCATCAGACACATTACGAACTGGTATATAATCACTATTTAAAAATTTAATTCGGTCTAGAACAGGAACTTGGTACATGAATTTCCAAATATATCCATCATCTAACCGAAGTGTAGCAGATGTTGCTGCATCAGTAGAAGTAGGTTTTTCTGTTGATGCAGAACCATTATTATTATCTAAACATTTATATATGTTGTAGTCTGAAGTCATGACATAGAAATCTTCACCATCCAAGTCTACATTATCTTCATACTCAACATACTCAATTCCTGCGGTCCAATCTATTCGTCTAATCATATACACGATATCATTAGGACCAGAAACAATCTTTTTAGCTAATAAAATGTTTTTATGAACATCAGCTAAAAAGTTTCTGGTGTCTGCTGGAGAATCCGGATCACCGAAAGACTTACCAGCAAACACATAGAAATTATCGCGGCCTGAGATGATGTCACGGTAAATAGACCGTGCAATCTCATGCCGCGTGACCGCAGGAATGAGTGTTGCCATTTTTAATTATTTAAGGATTATGATACAGTGATGGTCCAAGTGATTGTCATACTGTCAGCAGCACCCTTGTTAACAACAGAGAATACTGTGCGGCATAACATTGTGCCACCTGAAGAAGCATTGAAGATACCTGCTTCTGTTAATGCACCAGTACCAACACCAGCACCAAATGTGCAAACTGCTGTTGAAACTGCGCCAGATGCTGTAAATGATGTTAATGCTGTACGTGAACCGGCCACGGCGGCTCCGAGTGTGGTATCACCAGCTGCGGCAGCTGTACTATTGGTACCTACTTCCATGTGACTCATAACAGTTGATGCTGTACCAACCATACGTGAGGCGATGTATCCTAATCCAGCTGTTACCACTAAGTTCTTTTCTTCACGTTCTTCCTTGATATTACCGTTGGCATCACGGATGACGATGTGAAGATTACCCTTGACGTTTAATGTTTCTTCCATTTTTTGCTCCTAGAAAAGTGAAAATTGTTAGGCGTTCCTACTATTATTTATAATACATACTGTCAAACTGTTCGTGTTTCTGTTGCATAACCATCGGAAACGTAACCTGTTCCTGCATATCCTTCATTCACCAAAGTCATGCTATCTGAAGCATCTACGAGATTTTGTGTAATGTCATAAACATATTCTTCAGAAAAATAACCTTGCTCATTATAATATGCTCCATCAATTGGTTTATTGATGTGTTTAGCGTTACTATCAGCGGAACTAATGGTTTCAGTTTTCGTTCCACTATTTATATTCTTAGCAATACTATCAGACTTGGTGAATGTATCTGCTAGATTATCACTAATGTTCTTGACAATTGTTTCAGATGTTATTGCGGTATCTGCTAGATTATCACTGATGTTCTTGACAATACTATCAGACTTGGTGAATGTATCTGCTAGATTATCACTGATGTTCTTGACAATACTATCAGACTTGGTGAATGTATCTGCTAGATTATCACTGATATTTTTACTGATGCTATCTGTTTTTGTAAATGTATCGGATAAATTAACTTGGCGGAATAAAACTGAGGTTAGATTATCTGATAAAGTACCAGTATCAGTTAATAGTTTAGTAAGATTTCTACTTAATGTATCAGACTTAGTAAACGTATCAGAAAGATTATCACTGATGTTCTTAGTAATAGTTTCTGATGTTAAGATATTATCCGATGAATTTTTACCGACCGACTTAGTTGTTATAACATCAGACTTGGTAAATGTATCAGTTAATGGTCGTGATACATGTTTGGCCGCCAAATCAGTAGAAACTGTTGAATCTATTTTTGAAATGTTTAATGAAACACTTAATTGGTCCGTAACATGATTGTTGTCATCTAAATCACTCAATTCATCATTATTTTGTAAATGATGATGATGCATATTAGTTTCAGTGATTACTTCATCACTAAAGACATGATTCAATGTTAGGATTTTTGAATCTGAGATATTAGAAATAGTGTCTGAAACAGCATCCAAATAATGAATAGATGTATTATCGGTAATCTCAATTACATTTTCTGAAGTATCATATACATATGTTTCATTGAAATATCCTTGTTCATTATAATAAGTTCCGTCAATTGGTTTATTGATGTGTTTAGCATTACTATCTATTTGAGTAACAGAATCCGTTTTAGTTGTACTGGTGTTTTTAGCTAAACTATCTACAACATCCACATCATCAGCAGAGGATTTGGAAACAGCCCGAGAAACAAAATCAGTCTCTATAACAGCATCGGTAAGTATTTTATCAACTTGGAATATATCTGAGTCCGATGAAATGATGGTATCAGATGAATTTTTGTTGATTGTAAATATTGCAGTGTCTATCACATTTTCCAATTCTGATAGCTGTTTTCCAAAAGACATAACAGTGGAATCAGATTCTACGACATTATCAGATAATGGTTTTGTTGTATGTTTAGATGGTTGGTCTACAGATTGTACGGTGTCTGTTTTGTTAGATAGTAAAACAAAACTCTTTGTATCTGTGAATCCTATTTGCTCAGACAAATCACTTTGTGCGTCATCATTTTCCAGCTTGTTATAGAAAATTCCATCCGACAGTATAACCGCATCAGTTAAGAGTTGATTTAATGTGAAGGTGTTAGAGTCTGTAATACCATTAATAAGGTCTGTAAACTCTTTTCCTACGTGTGCAGCTAATGTGTCAGACAATTCTACAACATTTTCACTCACATCATAATTATATAATTCAGAGAAATATATTTCTGCTGTGTATTGTGCTCCATCGACTACTTTATTTAAATGCTTGCTATTACTATCAGTTTGAAAAACATTGTCTATAGCAAGTTTATCAACGAAAATAGTAGAGAATTCTGTAGAAGAAATTCCATCTAGTAAATCTCGTCCTAACATCACTTCAATAGAATCCACCTTATTTACGGTATCACCTAATGGTTTACCAATAACACGAGCTAAAGTTTCTGTTGTATTTAAAGTTTCGTTCGAGTTTTTTTCATAATCTAGATATGATACATCAGTTTGAATAATGAAATCTTCGGCTGGTTTACTAATTAAATTATAGGATTCATCTGAAACAATAAAACTGTCAGTTTTTAAACTATCAAACGTGACTATTTTAACATCTAATGTATTAAGGTCATCTGCTAAATCACTTTGTGCGTCATCATTTTGTTGAATGTTTCTTTCAATAGTTTCTGAAGTTATAATAGTTTCTGTTACATTTTTAGTTGTATCTTGGTACACTAAATCATCTATGTTAACTGTTTCAGCATCTACTACAATATTGTTAAACAAAGATAGTTCATCATTTATATTAATAGTGTCAAAAACATCTACTAAACGCGTAACTTCCGTTAATACAGTTTCAGTTGTTATTACACCGATAATTTGTGCATATTCTTCAGAAAAATATCCTGTAGTATTATATCCATTATTTTCTATAACGGATTTAGACACATCTTTAGAAACAGAATCGTCAATATCTTTTACTTCAGTAAATTCACGATTGTAATCTACAACACGGTCAAACACATCTATTACAACATCATCATCACTCAAAGATTTTGAAGCATCAAATATATGTGTATCTGCGACAATTTCAACTTCAGTAAATTCACGATTGTAATCTACAACACGGTCAAACACATCTTCTGCATCAGATTCATCAGTATAAAGAACATTAATATCCTTCTCTACCGTATCATTTAAATCAATAACTGAAATACCTGACAGATTTTTTTCTACGTGGAAGTTGTAATCCGTGTCATCAGATATTACGGTGTTGTCAATTGGTTTAACAAGTGACCAAGAAAAATCATCACCGGGGGTGTATTCTTCACCAAAGTAATATGGTGCGTAACTGTTCCAAACATGTACAGTTTCATCACTAACTTTATAGAAATCAATGACAATTTCATCAATTGGGAACACTCCATCAATAAACATCTCTGTATAGAACGTGGCGCTTTCAATATCAATAGGAGTAAACGATATAGCGTGCTCGACTAACAATTCACCAAATACTTTGAAGCCGGCTGGATGTGCACTTAACTTATATAAACTTTCCCATTTGTGATATGGAATAGCTGTAGTTTGAATTACATACGAGAAGGCTTGATAGTAATAGTTGTCTTGTAGCTTGTTAATATCAGATAAGAAACCTGAATTATCCATCCACATGCCAGGACGTTGGTAGATGTATCCAACATCAAACTCTACAAGAGCATCTGTGGAACCCCGAGGATTTACTAAAGTCCGTTCAAATGTTTTATAAGTGGTGTAATCATCGGCTTCTGTGAATGCCTCAGCAAAATAATCTCCAGTGATATCAAAACGATAACCAGTATTTAAAAAAGATAACCCATTAATAATACCTTGAGTATCACTTATACCGTATAATGGAGCGTAATCTTCAGCAAAAAATTGACCATAATCACGATTTGTGATGCTGTTAACACGAACTAAACCATTATTAACTTCTTGTCCTGGAATAGGATATAATAATGATTCTGATACTTCTACTTCAAATGTATCACGGCGGCGGAAGTTTTCTCCGCCCTCAAGAATGTTATATCCAATTAATTGTTGTGAGAGAAATCCGTATGTGTATTCAACTCCATCATGAAATGCAGTTACCCATACAGTTTCCATATATGGGATAGTTGATAGAAGTTTATTTAAATCTTCTACGCTAGTTCCACGAGCCAAATCAATTTGTAATTCATAAATGTCTGAATTATTAACAACTTGTGCAACCGTTAAACATAGGATAGGAATGGAGAATGTTTGTAATCCATCGTTATCAATAGTGTTATATTTTAAATAAATTTGCTTATCTTTTAAATTGAATAATGATAACGACGCACTTTGTGCTGTAGCGGCTGGTTTTAAGTTAAAAGATACTGGATTTATTTGAAGATAATCTGTATCAATTTTAACAGTTTTCTTTACAATCCACTTGCCGTCTGATGCTCGAAGAACATAATCGCCAGGATATTTTACTGAAGCATTATCATTATACATCATGCGGAAGAATAATTCTGCCGCGTTTTCACTACCCTTAGCTTCGTAGTATTGATTGATAAACTTAATTAGACGTTTTCTTTCTAGTAAAGCATTCGTGGAAATATCATATGCATGTTGTTCACGCATCTTCTCCACAAACATGTCTAAGGTTAAATCAACATCTGACCATTTATCACTATTTAAAAGAAGATAGTTGGCTTCATGGCTTTGTTCAAGAAATTCATAATATTTTTTGATGAAAGTCGCAAACTGAGGATAAGAATCCCGCAAGTAATCAGGGATTTGCCCTTCAATTAAATGCGACAGTTTATTCTTTAAATCAGACATTAGATTTCACTGGGAACGGCGGTGACTTTTAATCCTACAGTAGTTCCTATTCCAGCATTGGTTTCACTATTATCCAACGTGATGATAATATTTTGAGCAGGGAATGGATAAACTGCCTCGGTTGAAATAGCTGTAGTTCGAACAATAGTAGGGTTTAAGTCTTTGCCTAACTCCTGAGGTAGGGCGTTAAATCTAATATCGGCACCAGATACCGATGTAACATAGAAATCTGTGATGTTTACAAGAGCAGAAGAACCATAATATACAGTTCCATAATTTGGAACAATTACTGAATTATCATCACGATTAATCAGTTTCAATGTTCCTGTGCCTGCTCTTGAAGGTGGTGTTTCATTTGGAAAATCTTGTATGTAAGCTTGGAATGTCTTATTACCAATACTTGTTGTGAAATACGTACTCTTTAATGAATTAGGTTCTATCGGAGTTGTGAAATAAAACTTTAGGTTCTCATGAGTATTTAAAATCGGGACAATGCGTCTTTGTAAACGCATGTCTATCAAAGATCCAAGAATAGCACTATGAGATGTTTGTATTTTGTTAATTAATCGTGAATAATAGAATCGTTTATCTAATGTAGACAATTCATTTTCAAAATATTCTTGAATAGTTTGTGCCACAATGTCCTCAATTTGTGCTCCAGTAAAAGGAGTTATACGAGGATTATAATTGATTTTCACATTCATACCAACATGGAGGTATACTGGATCAACAAATTCATGTAAAATGGATAACACACTACGTGGCTTCAATACCGTGTTGATAAGGAAATCTTTGTCACTCTGAGTCACAAGATATCCATCTTTTGGATCAATTGATACAAACACTTTTCCATATATGGGGGGAATGTTATCTTCTCCTCCCCACACAGCAACTGATTTGGCTTTGTCAAAACTAGAAAAAATCAAAGTCTTGTAATCTTCTACAGTGACAGCACGATTTCTTGTAGCGTTAAATTTTGGTGCATTAAATCGAATGCTTTCAGGAGTTTCGCGGTTAGAACCACCTGACGACGCAGAAATTAAAGTAGTGACTGGTGGGGCGCCTGCCAAGTTAATAGAACATGTGAATGTTTGAGCACCATTAGCCTCGGCACCTTTTGATGCAACGTAGGTGATGTTCACAATATTTCCGACAGTTAATTTCTTACCAATGATATCATCACCGAATATTAAATGATAATACCCATCTGCACCTTCTTCAACCCAATAGACAGTACTTGTAGGCTTAATATCAATAATAGTAGTTGTTCTATCAAATGCAGTGGTTGTTAAATCACTGATACTATTTTGAACGGTAACATTTAATGTGGCTAAATCAATATTATTGTTTTTAATTTTTATAGGACCAGAAACATTATCAGCATTAATAGATGTTTGCTGAAGGATATAGGCACCTTCAATGATTTCTACATTATTAAAATAGAACTCATTAGAAATTTTAGATGCAGTATGACTATCTAAAGTCATAAAGGTGTAGGTTCTATCGTTAACTTTTGTAGAAAATTTTGTATACTGAGGTATAGTTAATGATGTACCGGTATAAGAAACACTGGGTTCCACATTCACACTCACTTTAGCTTTT